CAGCAGCTCGCGCACGATCTCAGCAGTGTGTTTTTTGGCCTGTGTCGCATCCTGGCAGCGGACCCCGAGATAGAGCCGCTGCCCAGTCAGCTCGCGCACTGGCACTGCCGCAAGCGACAGACCCATGTTCACCAGCATGCGGACGAATGGCTGGTGATGGCAGGCCACGCGGTAACTCGGACGCCGTTGGGATGGCATGACCGCCTCATTCGATTCCTCGAGGCGTCGGCCCTCTACGCTGAGCAACGCACGCTCTCTCATGATGGCTCCCCTTTCATGGCTTGTGGGATACCCCGCTGAACACGGGTCATTGGCGGGTTGATCTCCCGCACTTGTGCAACGTGAGCGCGATCGTACCGAGAGCCTGCAATCGTCCGCAATAACTTTACACACATTGTTGATAACACAGTGATCTAAGACGATTAGACGAACTGTTTAAGACGCAAAGGTCACAGCATGGGCACAAAGCCATCGCGACCGAGGGCCGGGCTCGGCCTCGGCTCCGCGATCACGCGCGAGCAGATGCAAACGCGCACATCTCAATCACAAAAAGCGCGTAAGCCGGCACCGGTACGGTCGAGCAAACCGTCGCGGCGCCGCGAGCAGCACAAGCGCTGAGCGCCGGGCGCGCGCCCTCAACAATCTGACCAACGGAGGGGAGCATGCCCTCGATCCGCACCGCGCCGCAGCTCGGCGTGCCGACGACGCGCGCCGCCTATCTCGAACGCGCACCCGGCGATGGCGCACGCCGCGTCCGTTTCGTCGCCAGCGACGAGACCATCGATCGTTACGGCGACATCATCCGCGCCAGCGGCTGGCAGCTCGACAACTTCCGCAAGAACCCCGTGCTGCTGTTCGGCCATCAGTCGGACTCGCTGCCGGTCGGCAAGGTCGACCCCATCGCGGTGGAAGGCACCAAGCTGATCGCGCATGCCGAGTTTCTGCCGGAAGGCATGACGGCGTTCGCCGACAGCGTGTGGTCGCTGATCGAGCATGGCGCGCTGAACGCGGCCTCAGTCGGCTTCCTACCACTAGCGGCGCCGCTTCCGATCTACGACGCCGACAAGCATCTCACGGGCTTTGAATTCATCGCCCAGGAGCTTCTCGAGTTGAGCGTGGTGCCGGTGCCGGCGAACCCGAACGCGCTGCAGCTCGCCAAGTCATTCGGGCTGTCGCCCGACGAAATGCGCTGCCTGTTCGACGACGGGGCTGCCGCTCGCGTCGCAGCCGCAGCGCGCACCCGCACCATCACTCTTTCCCGCCTCGGCAGGTATCGGGCGGCCCCCACCCCGTGATCGGGGAGCATCATCATGTCTATTCGCAAGCAGATCGAGGCGCTCCAGAAGAAGCGGAACGCCCACCTCGACGCCATGCAGGCGTTGAGTGACACGGCGGCCAACGACAACCGCCTGTTCGTCGAGGACGAGCAAAAGGCTTTCGACAAGGATCAGGGCGAAGTGCGCGACATCGATGCGCAGCTCGACCGTCTGAACGAAGCCGAGAAGCAGCTCGCCGGTCGAGCGCAGCCCGCTCCCGCGCCGGGGCCGACGCCGCCTGCCGTCGAGGTCAAGCCCTACAAGGCGTTTAAGGGGCAGGGCTTCGTGCGCCTTGCGCTCGCGGTCGGCCGCACCAAGGGCAACATGGCGATGGCGGCCGAATTCGCCGCGCGGTGGAAGGATCAGACGCCTGAGGTGCAGATCATCCTGCAGCAGATCGCGCGCTCTGGTGAGTTGCCGGGCGAGGTCTATCGCGCCGCTGTGGCGGCCGGTACGACCACCGATCCGGCCTGGGCGGGTCCGCTGGTATACGCACAGAACCTCGCAAGTGAATTCATCGAATTTCTGCGGCCCGCGACCATCCTCGGCAAGCTGCCGCTTCGCCCGGTGCCATTCAACGTGTCGATCCCGCGACAGACGGCTGGCGCCTCGGCCGGCTGGGTCGGAGAGGGGCAGAGCAAGCCGGTCAGTCAGCTCAGTTTCGGCCGCCTGCCAATCCCGTTCACCAAGATGGCGGTCATCGTGGTGATCACGGACGAGCTCGCGCGCTTCTCCGATCCCAGCGCGGAGCTCCTCGTGCGTGACGATCTGGTGGCGGCAATCGCGCAGTTTGCCGACCAGCAATTCACCGATCCATCGGTCGCCGTTTCGGCGAACTTGCACCCGGCATCAATCACGAACGGGGTCGCGCCCGTCGTGGCGGCGTCGGGCTCGATGGCGGACATCAATGCCGCGCTGACGACGATGATCGGTCAGCTGGCTGTGGCCAACATGCCGTTCACCTCGCCACGCTGGCTGATGAACCCGACCACTCGCATTGCTCTCGGTAACATGCGCACAGTGCAGGAGGTCTACGCGTTCCCCGAGATGCAGATGGGTAATCTCAAGGGCTACCCCGTGATCGAGAGCAACTCGATCCCGGTCTCGACCGTGATCCTTGTGGAGTGCTCGCAGGTGCTGTACGCGAGCGACCCGGTGGTCGACATAGAGGCCAGCCAAGAGGCTTCTCTGCAGCTCGACACCGCGCCCGCCACGCCGCCCAATCCGGTAGTGTCGTTGTGGCAGCAGAACATGCTCGGCATCAAGGCAGAGCAGTACCAGTACTGGACCAAGCGCCACGACGGCTGCGTTGCAGTCGGTACCGGCATCGCGCCTGCGGGCTTCACCGTGCCCGCGCCGCAGCCCGAGTAGCTTCGCGAGAGCGCACAGTCGCGCTTACGCATCCTAAGAGGGGCGGGCGCTCCAACGCACCCGCCACGTCAGGCCGGGGCCCCGTGCCCCGGCTTTCTTTTTCCGGGGGTGACATCGATGCCCTATCCCAAGGACGAGCTCACAGTCGAGGTCGTTTCACTCGTGCAATTCATCGATCCGCGGACGCGCCAGATCGTGCGTGCGGGCGATCGCTATCACTCGACAGCGCAGGGCGCCCGGGATCTCGTCTCGCTCAATCGGGCGCGACGGCTGCGGCCCGACGAGGAGCCCACGTCCGCGCGTGGCGAATACAATCGGCGCGACATGCGTGCGCAGCTGACAGCAACCCCAAAAAAGACCCCGCCGAAGCGGGGTCTGTAGTCAAAGCGCGAGCGTGCTACTTGATGCGAAAGACGACGCCGCCGCGCGTGCCGTCGTGCTCCTTCGTAACCGTGTGTATCTTGCGAACCTTGTCGCGGATCGCTGCACGCACGTCGCGCGCCTTCTTGAAGCCCTTGATCTTCCCGGCGGCCTCCTCGTTGGTCGTGCCGTTCTTCGTCTTGAGCAGCGCGACCAGCTCAACGACGTGCGCTGCGAGCGGCTTCGCGGGGCGGGTATAGGGGACGGCGGGCTTGTCCGGCTTCGCCGTCGCTGCTGGCGGCGCGGCGGGCTTCTTCGTCCTGGCCTTCGCCTTAGCGGCGGCCTTCGGCCTCGCAGTCTTCGCAGCGGTGTTGGGCTTGGCGCTCTTGGCGGCGGTAGTCGTGGTCGTGTCAGTCATAGATCAGTCCTCTGTCAGCGGGTTTGGACGATATGTCTAAACTGCTGACATCCTAGCGGCCCGGCCCGACCTGTCGGCGCCCGCGGGCCGCGAATTGTCGCGGGCTAAAGCGCAAGCCGGTCAACGTCTTTCACGTCGAGGAGCGCGCGCATGACTGACCAGCTCCCCGCGCCGCTGTCGCCCTCGATCCTGTCGCGTCTCGGTGCTGCTGGTCGCGCTGCTTGGCGATCGCTCGTGCCCGCTGGGGCGGGTGGCGTGCGCTGGTACTGGCCGACGCTGAGCAACGGTGATCGCGGGCCGCCCGGCTCGTGGCAGATGAACCTCGGCGGCGCGCCCTCGGCCGAGCTGATTGCCTTCTCGGCGGTCTACGCCTGCACGACGGTCATCAGCGGCGACATCGCCAAGCTGCCGCTGCAGGTGTTTCGCGTCGACATCAAGACCGGCGCGCGCGAGCTGCAGCGCCGCGACTACTACGCGCAGCTCATGCGCGAGCCCAACGAGTACCAGACCGCCGCCGACTTCATGCAGCTCTACATGTTGAGCGCGCTGCTGCAGGGCAACGGCTATGCCTTCGTTCGCCGCAACGCGCGCGCCGAGATCGCCGAGATGCATGTGCTCGACCCGCGCACCACACGGCCCTACATCGAGCCCGAGAGCGGCGCTGTGTTCTACCGCTGCGGCGAGAACGTGCTCGCGGGGCTTCGTCCAGGGGCGATGGTGCCCGAGCGCGACATCATCCATCACAAGCTGCCGCTGCTGCCCGCCTATCCGCTGATCGGCGTCACGCCGATTTTCGCCGCCGCCGCATCGAGCGCGGTTGGGCTCCACATCCTGCGCAACTCGCAGAGCTTCTTCGGCAATTCCTCGAGGCCGTCGGGCGTGCTGACCGCGCCCGGCAAGATCAGCAAGGATACCGCCGACCGGCTCAAGGACGATTGGGACAACAACTACACCGGCCAGCGCTATGGCAAGACCGCCGTGCTGCCCGAGGGCCTGCGCTGGGAACCTCTGACTATCACCGCGCAGGACGCCCAGCTCATCGAGCAGCTGCGCTGGAGCGTCGAGGATGTCGCGCGCGTGTTCCGGGTGCCGCCGTTCATGCTGGGCGACACCAGCAAGACCACTTATCGCAACAGCGAGCAGCTTGGCCGCACGTACCTCACCGGCTGCCTGTCGTTTCATCTTAGCGCGCTGGAGCAGCGGTTCGCCCGCGCCTTTGAATTCCCTGCCGATTACGAGCTGCGTTTCGATCTCTCGGCGCTCCTGCGCTCCGAGATCGACGTGCGCTTTGACGCCTACC